AGGTAAATGGTTTGAGAAAGCAATCGAGCAATCGAATACCATTTATAAATACAAAAACATGGCGTTGGTAGACAAAATAGCAACGCCTATAAACTTTAATACTAGAACAGGCAAGGCGTTTTTCAGTGGCAAAAGTACGGTAGACTTCATAGGTTGCGACAGTAATGGCAGAATGATTGCCTTTGACGCTAAAGAGGTGGCACAAAAGAATTTACCTCACAACAACATAGCTGACCACCAGCTTGAATATCTTAGACGGGCGCATAAGTTAGGCGCAGACGCATTCATTCTTGTACTGTTCAAAACGACAAACGAATGCTTTAAGATAAATATAAGCGACTTCTACCTACATAAGCACACAGAGAAACGAAAAAGTATACCTTATGACTGGATCAATCAGAATTGTACGAAAGTAGTTAGCAGGAATGGAATAATGTTTGATTATTTAGGTGTGTAGTGGTACTATAATAGTAGGTTGTGTTTATGGATATTCTATCAAATTCAATTTTGTTTTTCTAACTAACATTTTTTCTCCATTAAAGATGTTGATGCCGTTGGTTAACGCTAACGGCTCACTTATTGAAGCGCATTGATTTCTATAACTCATTTTTGTTTTCTAATAATTGTTTATTTACTAATTTCAAACCAATTCAGTTTACCTTCACTTTAAATAGTGGAGGTTTTTTTTACGTCTTAAATATGAATAGGTCATAGGTTATGGTATAATTGATAATAGGTAGCTGAAGGGTAGGCACATAAAAGAATAAATTACCTTTGTAGATCTACCACGATTAAAATATAGAGGAAAAAGAGGTTAGATATGAGCATAAAAAGAAAATCAACTGAACAAGAATGGTTAAAAGGTTTCATCAACCCTAAATATTCTTGGGACTATATCAATGAAAAGGCGCAAAGAACAGTAGACGACATACAAGCTGTTACGGAAGGTAAGAAAGTTGCGATGGCATGGAGTGGTGGTAAAGACAGTATAGCATTACAACATATCATGGACGCAACGGGAATGACTTACAAGAGTTTCATCGTCCTTTCAGAAATGGAATACCCTGAATTTTTAGACTGGATCGACTTAAACAAACCAGACGGCTTAGAGAATGTCATTATCCCTATTGGTTATGAATGGTTATCTAAACATGAGCATATGCTATTCCCTAGAGATAGTAACATCAATGCAAAATGGTATCAGATTATCCAACACAAAGGGCAAAAGAAATACGCAGAAGATAATGGTATCGATGTAATGATATTAGGTAGAAGAAAAGCCGATGGTAATTATGTTGGTCGTGGCGACAACAAATATCAGAAAAAGAGTGAGAGCTTTATCCGTTACAGTCCAATTGCAGACTGGACGCATGAAGAAATCTTATCCCTTTTACATTATCGCTTAGTAGATCTACCACCGATATATGATTATCCGAATGGTTTCAGGAATGGAACGCACCCAATCGGCGCTCGTCCTAACACTGAAACAGATGAACAAGCTTTCAGTGAGTTGCATGAGATTGATCCAAACATCGTGAAAGATATGGCGCAATACATACCGTCAGCAAAATCCTATTTAGAAAGTTTAGGTGAGGCCTGATGTCAACGGTATTTTTAATTGTTTATTTCTTATTCATCATAGGAATGACAGTGATTGTTAAAACGCCTAAAGATAAAAGCGACTATTTAGCTGGTGGTCACAATGTAGGCTTTATCGCAACGGCATTATCCATTTCAGCGACGTGGATCTGGGCGCCAGCTTTATTCGTATCGGCAGAGAAGTCATACTCCAATGGTTACGCTGGCTTACTATGGTTCTTAGTACCAAACATTCTATGTTTGTTGCTATTCATACCGTTTGCCATTCGTTTACGAGAGAGAATGCCTTATGGTTTTACCTTATCTCAACTAATGAATGACACTTACGGACGAAAGGTTAAGAACATATACGTAGTTCAGTTATCGCTATTGTCTTTACTATCAACAATCGTTCAGCTTGTTGCAGGTGGTAAGATAATCGCTATCATGACTGGCATACCATTTGTATGGACGACTGTAATCTTAGGAGGCGTTGCCTTAATCTATTCACTGAATAAAGGTATCAGAGCCTCAATCTTTACAGACGCTGTTCAAATGATACTGATATTATTAGCTTGTTTTGTTCTAGTACCGATGGCAGTCAATATCAACGGTATAGACAACGTTATTAAAGGTTTAGAGGGTATTGGGCGTGACACAACGTTATTCAATAAGAACGGCATAGAACTCATGCTAGCGTTCGGAATACCGACAACGATTGGACTTATTGCAGGACCATTCGGCGACCAGAACTTCTACCAACGTATTTTTTCAGTTAGGAAAGACCGAATTAAACATTCAATGATACTAGGCGCTATCATCTTTGCATTAGTACCAGTTGGAATGGGCATACTTGGTTTTGTGGCAAGTGGTATTGGATATAGTGGCAGTGACATTTCAGTTGTAAACTTTGAACTGATCCAGTCGATACTACCCCAATGGGCAAGTGTGGTATTCATGTTCGTGTTATTGAGTGGCTTATTATCCACGATAGATAGCAACCTGAACTCAATATCATCACTTACAAACGATATTGTTAAAGACGCAACAGTGAAACATTTAAAAATGGCAATGGTCGTTTTAACAGTCCTTTCAATCGTGTTATCAAATATAGATATGACAATCGTAGACTTCTTCTTGATATACGGTATCTTAAGGGCAACAACGTTCGGAACAACGGTTACAACATTGCTTGGTTATAAACTTCATGCTAACGGTGTCTTTTACGGCGTTCTAGTGGCATTAGTAATAGGTTTACCAGCATTTGTCTATTCAAAAGTGAATGACATCTTATGGCTCACGATAACAGCCAGCATATTTACATTAGTTATTTCATTTATTATCAGTATGATATATACAAAAATCACGGGAGGCAACACACATGAAAACACAGAAGTATAATATTAAGGACGTACATTATCCAGAAAAGAACGTCAGAATACATGGATCAAAACAAATCGAGGAATTACAACGCAGTTATAACAAGTTCGGACAAATCAGACCTGTTGTAGTCGATGAAAAAGGCGTTATCTTAGCTGGTAATGGTTTAGTAGAGGCATTAGAAGGTTTAGGCGTTGAAGAAGTCGAAGTTTTACCAATGAAAAACCTAACTCAAAACGATAAAACAAAATTAATGATTGCAGATAACAAGATATACAATCTTGGACGTGACGATAACGATGCAATGTTCGAATTACTTGAAACATTAGAGGGCGATTACGACGTTCCAGGCTTTGATGAAGAAACACTGCAAGAGTTACTAGCAGACTTAGACGACGTGGACGACAATGTTATGGACTATGGAAAAATCGAAGTCGATGATAGAGAAGAATTTGAAAAAGCAGGCGAACGTTTAGAAGAACGTACGAGTAGAGCAGAAGAACGTAGAGCAGAACAACCAGAAGAAGGTCACGTAGAAGTCGCAAGCGCATTTAGAAGTGTAGAAGAAGGATCAACACCCCCAGAAGATGATGAAAATAGTCAGGGCAATGTAAGAAAATCAGTTCGTTGTCCTCACTGTAACGGTACAGTATGGCTATAGTTCGAAAAGAATCTAGGCACGATGTAGTATTCGCTGCTAAACAAAGGGTACGTAACGTTTTCAGTAACGGCGTACCTGTCTATTTAGCTTTTAGTGGGGGTAAAGACAGTTTAGCGCTTGCCAACATCGTGTATGAATTGTTAGAGGACGGAGAAATAAACCCAGACCTATTAACAGTAAGATTTATTGATGAAGAGGGTATATTCCCTGACATTGAGAAGAAAGTTAAAGAATGGCGTAAGAAATTCATGATGCAAGGTGTAAAATTCGAGTGGTATTGTATCGAGGTACTACATTTTAACGCCTTAAACCTATTAGAGAGTGACGAAACATTTATTTGTTGGGATAGATATAAAAAAGATAGATGGATCAGACCTATGCCGAAGTTTGCAATAACAGACCACCCGTTGTTGAAGGCAAGACAAGAGAACTATCAGAACTTCATGGAGAAAATATCAACGGACGGCATCACGATTATAGGTAACCGAGTATATGAAAGTATACAAAGACTACAAAACTTCTCAAAAAACAAACAAGTTAAAAGAATGCACCCTATCTATGACTGGAAGGACAGCGATGTTTGGAAATACCTAGCAGATGTAGGCGAAGAAATACCAATCATTTATCTATATTTATGGCAGGTAGGCGTTAAACGTCCAAACTTACGTGTATCTCAATTCTTCTCAAGTGACACAATAGGCGTATTAGTCAACATGGCAGAGTATTACCCTGATTTAATGGAAAGGGTACAACGTAGAGAGCCTAACGCTTATTTAGTATCAATGTATTGGGATAGTGAAATGTTTGGTAGATCTACCACGAATAGAAGGAAAGCAGAGAAGGACGAGAATAAACCAGAAGTCGATTATAAGCAAAAGCTATCAGAGATGCTTAAAAACATACCGAAGAATTTCAACACACCTCATAAGAGGACGATTGCTAAAAGGTATCGTTCACTTATGTTACAAGCAGACGGCGTAGCAAAACAAAAACACTACAAGCGTATGTACGAGGCATTAATATCAGGCGACCCTAAATTAAGAACATATAGAGCCGTTATAACAAGCATATTCGCAGTAGAAAAATAAGGAGGACATATTATGGATAATTTATTACAACCTATATCAGAGGTAAAAATAGTCGATAGAGATTTACTTAAACCAAACGACTATAACCCTAACAAAGTCATGGAAGATAACCTAAAATTACTTATGCAGTCAATTAAGACAAACGGTTGGACATTACCAATCGTTGTCAGACCTGACTATACAATCATAGACGGCTTTCATAGATGGACGGTATCAGGACGTGAGCCTTTAAAAACAGAATTAGGTAATAAAGTACCGATTGTTATTGTTGACCATTCAGAAGATAAAGATAAAAACATATACGGAACAATCACACACAACAGAGCAAGAGGTACACATTTACTAGAGCCGATGAAGAACATTGTTAAAGAATTAATTGATAGTGGCAAGACAACGAAAGAGATAAGTAAAGAATTAGGCATGAAAGAGGAAGAAATATTTAGACTTTCAGACTTTAGTCGTGATGACTTCCTAGAAATGATGGCAGGTAAAGAATATACGAAAGCAGAGATGATAACTAATACAAGAAAGTAGGATAAGTATGGATCTAAAAACTTATACACTATACGAACTATCCAAAAGTTTAGGCGTTAGCGTCGATACCCTAAGAGCGTACGTTAAAAGTGGACGGCTAAAGGCAGTTAAAGTAGGCAATAAATACATTGTGTCAGAAGATAATTACAGAGCGTTTATCAACGGTAAATAATGGAGGCGTGACATATGAGAAGAAGAAAGTTTGAAAAGCTATTAATGAATGATAGGTATTACTTAAAACAATTAGAAAAGAAAGACCCTTACGACCTTATCAAAATACTGTATGAAGGTTATCTTGAACATATCAAAATTAACCATTTCAGTATTGAAGGCGAAGAAGAAAAGGCGTTTAGAACAGAAAACATAATGAGAAATACATTTATACATGTTTGTGAGTTAAAAAAACTAGGCGCAGAAGATAAAATCGAAATAACTTTCATATTTCAAACAAGAAGTTTACTAGCAACAACATTAAAAATATTACGAATAAACGGTAAGTAATGGAGGCTTAGTTATGAAAAACACATTGGTAGATCTGAACGACCAACTATTTGAACAGTTAGAACGTTTGAATGACATTGACCTTAAAGGCGACGAGCTAGAAGAAGAAATAAAGAGAAGTCGATCCATCGAGAACGTGGCAAAACAAATCATCAATAATGGTAGATTGGTATTAGACAGTCAGAAGTTCCTAGATGACAGACTGAACATTGATAATGATGTACCTAAAATGTTGAGTGGCGACTATGAGTAATAGGTACACTAAACATCAGTTAGCATTTATAAAGGATAATTACAAAGGCATAACCTATGAAGAATTAAGGCAACGATTTAACAAAGAGTTCAACACAAAGAAAAGTAGAGATACCATTACCCAGCTTTGTCACAGACATGGTTGGTATAATGGTGTTCAACCACGTGCTACACACTTTCAGAAGGGTACAGTATCTCCTAAGGCTAAACCTATCGGGAGTAAAATGGTTACGCAAAGAGGTACTGTATTAGTTAAATATAGGATAAAGGGCGAAAGACCTGACGGCAAAGACACATGGAAACCTAAAAGCATATATGTATGGGAACAACATTACGGTGTAGATCTACCGAGTGACGAGTTAGTTATATTCCTAGATGGCAACAACCGTAATTTTGATATAGATAACCTACTACCGATTAAACGCAAAGAGTTTTTAATCATGGGAAAACAAAAATTGTTCACAGAATATCCAGCATTAACCTTAGCAGGCCTATATTATGTAAGACTTAAGTCATTACGTAGGAAAAGGGAAAGAGAGTTGTTAGGTAGAATACCACGAACATAAGGGAGGAATAGACCATGAACACAAAACAAAAGGAATACAACGTCCTAAAAGTAAATGATACACATTACCTAGTCCAAGTGACGTGGGATAGAAGTGGTACTAAAGGCGTTATACTAACAGAAGATATAAAGAAGGCTATGAGATTTGAAAAAGTAGACTATGAACTATCGGAAAAACTAGGTGGATCAGTAAAGAGAATTAGAGAAACCATAACATATGAGGAAGTGGAGTAATGGATAGAAACTATTCAGATGAGTTTAAATTTATGATGAAAGATATATTAAGGGAGGAGGAATAACCATGCAAGAGGAGAAGAATAAAGGGAATAAGGCAGGACGTAAAGGAATGTATAGAGATTGGATAAGTCCAGAAGGTTTAATCAAGATAGAAGGTTGGGCAAGAGACGGACTAAGTAACAAACAGATAGCGCAGAACATAGGGATAAGAGAAGGAACAATCTATGAATGGATAAATAACTACCCTGAATTTAGTGAGGCTCTTAAAAAAGGTAAAGAGGTTATAGACCGTGAAGTAGAGAACGCATTACTCAAACGAGCATTAGGTTATCAAGCCGAAGAAACCAAGACATATGTTAAAGATGATGGCAATGGTAAGAAGAATAAGCACGTTGAGAAGGTACAGAAACATCTAGCCGGAGACGTTACGGCTATGATATTTTGGCTTAAGAATAGAAAGCCTGAAGAATGGCGAGACCGTAAAGAAACCGAGTTAAGTGGTTATGTAGATAACAATATAAATGCTATCAAAGGACTAACGACAGAAGAACTAAAAGAGTTAGCTAAACGTGATACAACAGAATAACAAGTTGAAGAGGTTATACCGTCGGTTACGATACCCCACTTATTAGGTACTTGATATATAGTAGGTCATAGGTAGAGTATATAGACGGTATTTTTTATACACAAGATAAAATTATCAAGTAGATATATAGTAGACCATATATAGAAAGGTGGTAGTTTTGAATGGCAGTGATGACACGTGAAGAATACGCCATACAACTAGCACGAAATGAATTAGCAAGACGAATGTATAGCGAGTATTTAGTTAAGGTACATCACGGAACATATAAACCATTAGCGCATACAGATTATATAGCCGAAAGGTTACAAGCAATAGCAGAAGGAGAACAGAAGTATATCATTGTTGAGATGCCTCCCCGTCACAGTAAATCTATGACCATTACGGAGACATTCCCTTCTTACTTCATTGGTCGCAATCCAAATAAGAAAGTAATTGCAACAGCATACAGTGAGAGCTTGGCTAGGAAGTTCGGTAGGCTTAACCGTAATAAGCTGTTAGAGTTCGGTCATGAAATCTTTGGCATCAAGATGGCATACGATAACAGTACAGCAACCAACTGGAGTATAGGCGAAAGTGGTGGAGGTATGGTAGCGACAGGTATCGGTGGCTCAATCACAGGGGAAGGGGCAGACCTGATGATTATAGATGACCCTATCAAGAACAACGCAGAGGCTCAATCTGAAACGATACGTAACAAGATATGGGACGAGTGGGAAACTACTTTGTCTACACGTCTACATAAAGGCGCAAGTGTTATCGTTGTTATGACCCGTTGGCATGAAGATGACATAGTAGGAAGATTACTTGAACGAAGTCCATACGATTGGGAACGCATTAGAATGCCAGCCATTGCAGAAGATGAGGAAGATCTACTAGGACGAGAAATAGGCGAGCCGTTAAGTAGAGAGTTAGGTTACGATGAAACGTGGGCAGAGTTAAAGAAACAAGAGGTCGGCAGTAAGGTTTGGAACTCACTGTATCAACAAAGACCAAGTGCCAGTGAGGGTAATATATTCCAGCGTAAGTGGTGGCAGTATTATAAGCAAACAGGCATGAAGTTTGATAGAATGGTAATTAGCTGGGACTTGACATTCAAAGACGCAGACACAAGCGACTATGTTGTCGGTCAAGTTTGGGGAGAACGTGGCGCTGATAAGTATTTGGTGGATCAAGTCAGAGATAAGATGGACTTCCCTACAACATTACAAGCAGTTAAAAACTTATCAAAGAAGTATCCTAAGGCACGTGAGATACTGATAGAGGATAAAGCAAATGGTCCAGCCGTAATATCTTCAATCAAGAAGGAGATTACTGGTGTTATTCCAATCAAGCCTAAGGGTAGTAAGATAGCGAGGGCGCAAGCCGTGACACCTCAAATCGAAAGTGGGAATGTATATCTACCAGAAGGCAGAACATTTACCTATGATTTAATCGAAGAGTGTGCGAACTTCCCTAACGGTAAGAACGATGACATCGTGGACACATTAAGTCAGGCATTAGACAGACTAGGTAACAGTCGTAAGGCAGTAATATCAAGCATGAATATATGGTAGGAGGGAAAGTATGGCAGAGTTAAAACAATTCACACAAGAAGATATAGTAAATACACACGGCGATATGTTTAAGTATCGTGACTTATACGACGGCTTTCATTCGAAGTTATTTGATAGAGCGAAAGCACAGATTGAGAGTGGCGAGATAATAGACCGAATAGAATACGGCGACGTTAAAGCACAGAACGTTCAGACACCGTACATTGTCGTAAACATAAGTAGAATGATAGTAGATATTCCAACGCTATTTATTACCCGTTCATTAGGTAAAATGCAGACGAACTATCCAATCAATGAAATGGAAAGAGAAGACGACTTTGAAACAGACGAAGAACATATCGAGGACACAAGTAACAATGTGTTCGAGGATAATCTATTCGACTTACAACAAGAAACGCTGGATCAGATTGAGACTAATTCCAACTTCTCAAAATGGCACGGCATGAATATTAAACAGTGGCAGATAGACGGAGGCATTGTAGCTGTACCTGAATTCATTAATGGACAGATTAAGCTAACGTTTAAAGAACGTAATGTTTATTATGAGTTAGACGACGGCAAGACATATCAATTACGTTACATCGTTGAGCGTGGCGAAGAAAAGTTTATTCATGTTCACGAGGAGATAGAGGGCGAAGATGAATTGATAGGTAGTCATACAGTCTACAAGATGAATGAGGACGGCGAACTATCCGAAGTTGAGGACGAGGAACTTATATTCGAGATAACGAAACTGGAACGAGAAGAACGAAACTATATACTTAAAGGCAGAAAGCGTACACTATTTGTTTACTTACCTTACAACCCTACATTTATGAATGAGTATGGTAGATCTGTACTAATGGGACAAGAAGGTAAGCAAGACGAAGTTAACTGGACTGTTACACGTTCGGCTCAAGTGTTCGAGCGTAATGGTAAGCCTAGAATATCTGTATCAAAAGAAGTGATGGATCGACTTATGCAAGTATCAATGGACAAGTATGGTGTTGATAATAAGTTCGACCATCGAGATTTAGAAGTGACAACGATTGATGAGGACGGACGCTCACTAGAGATACATCAAATAGACATAGCAAAGATAGGCGACATTACTTACGTGAAAGATATTATCAAGATGATGTTAATGGAAACTCAAACGAGCGAGAAGGCTATCGACTTCTTCACAGGCGAAGGTGGACGAGCGCAAAGTGGAACGGCTAAGTTCTATGACCTATTCTTATCCATCATGAAGTCTGAACAGATGCGTAAACAATACGTTGAGTTTATCCAACAGGGCGTGGAGAATTGCATGTGGTTACTTAACCAAGATAACAAAGACATCATTGTTGAGAAACCTATTATCGTTCAAGAAGATATGATGCCTGTTACTTCTAAAGAGACATCAACATTAAACAATCAAAGCTATTCAGCTGGTACACAATCACTTGAACAAACAGTTAGAAACAACAACCCTGATAAGTCAGAGGAATGGATATTGGACGAGGTTGAGAAGATTGAAGGTGAACGTACTTCCCAAGATAGTTTCACATTAGGACGTGGGAATATGACAGCAACAAACTTCAATGACAATATTGATCCAGACGAAACAGAAGAGAAGTCATTAGAGGAACAACTAAAAGAAGAAATGGAATAGGTGGTTAAATGAAACTCAATCAAATCAAACCAACCGTTATATTTTTACAGAATGAGATACTTAAACTAATTGCACATACTAATCTATTGAGTGACAAAGAACGACAGATGATGTACCGAAACATTGAGAACTTAATCAGTCAATTCGGTACAGATGTTTTGGAGTTTGTCGAGCCTGAAATCAAGAAGATCTACCAAGATGAATTAAAGAACGCAGATAAACAGGCAGATGATTTAGGTTATCCTTTATCTACTCAACTTAATTCACAGGTGCATAAAGGTGCATTGGCTAACATAACAAGTGATACGATGATGGACTTACAATCAGCGATTAGACAAGCAATCTATACGAGTGTTACGAGCATTGAGGGTACGCTTAAAGAAGTTCAAGACGATATATCACGTGGACTATTGTATGGTCAGGATCGGAAAAAGATTATCGCTAGAGTTTCTAATTCATTCGTTGAAGGTGGCATGAAAGCATTCAGAACAGTAGATAATAAAATGTTGCCATTAGACTTCTATTCTGAAACAATAGTTAGGACGAAGATAAGCACGGCTAGAACGCATGCTCACGTCAATCGATACTTACAATCGAACAATGATTTAGTGTACGTTACAGGCGACTTAAACACCTGTAATGAATGTGCCAAGTATCAAGACAGAGTATTCTCAATCACTGGAGAAGATGACAGGTTCCCTCACTTAGACTTAAGAGAGGTTATACCCGTCCACCCTAACTGCAAGTGTGCTGTTAGACCATTCGTTATTGAACATAAGACAGACGAAGAGATTAACAAATACATTGCGAGGGGTAAAGACTTCAACCCAGACTTAGACCCAAGAACAAAGGCACAGCGTGAGGCATATAGGAAAGACCAATCAGCGAAACGTAAGGCAAGAGAAGAATTAAAGCAGTATGAAAGTATTAAAGCCTTACTAGGAGACGATGCACCCAAGACTTTAGGTGCGTTTAGACGTATGAAACGTGCGAAAAGTAAAGGATATAGAGAAATGTTATCCAAATTACGTGTTGTTAGACGTGAAAGTAGGGTATAATAGGTATATAGAAGATTGGACAGTCGTGATGACTGGCTATGTAGTAGTGAGTAACTTGACCTATACTAGAAACATAGAAAGGAAAGTGATCCACTATATCTCATGACAGTGGTATTCTGTCTGACCTGTAACGTATGTCATTAAAAGACGTTACCGTTCGTGTATACGACAATGCACAATTCCAATCGGTGTCGAACATCGTTAACAAAACGAAGGAGGAAGTTATTATGAATAGAGAATTGCTTAAGGAGTTAGAATTATCTGACGACCAAATAGAGAAGGTTATGTCTGAACACGGTAAAACTATACAAGAGTATAAAAACAAAGTCACAGACAAAGATACTCAACTAAAGTCATTAGAAGAAGAAAAGGATACGTTATCTAAACAGGTTACAACACTTGAGAAGAAAGCTAATGATGTAAGTAAACTTGAAGAAGAAAACAAGAAACTTCAAGAAGAAATCAAAGACTACAAAATTCAAGTATCAACTAATGAATTAGATAAACGTATCTTGAAGGAAATATCTAAAGACGCTCATGATCCAGACGATATATTCCACTTCTTAGATAAAGATAAATTCGAAGAGGACGAGAACGGAGAGATTACAAACTTCCACGAAGTCCTACAAGATTTAAGAGATAATAAGGCTTATCTATTTAGTTCAAGTAATTCTAACGAAGGCGATGGCTCAACAGATGATAACGAAAAGCCACCAGCGAATAGCAATTACAAGACTGGTGTACAAAGTGGTAATAACGAGCAAAAGGTTGACTATGCTAAAAAAGGTAAAGACTTAGCAAACCAGCTTTTTGAAAAATAAAGGAGGAGTAAGTAATGAATTTAAAACCTAAAAAAATGTCATTCGATTTAGAACAACCAGCTTTCTTGAGAGATGCTAAAAATCTTGAGTGGACGGTTGGACAAATCACATTAGACAGTTCAAAACTTGACAAAGGTCAATTAGTGCCAGCAGGTACAGCAGTGCATAAGAACGAAGAAACAGAACTGTTTGAATTAGTAGCAGAAGAAACAGCAGAAGAATTGGTAGCGCCAGTATTGACAGGACATTCAGTAGTTGTATCAGATACAGTTGTGAATGAACAAGTATCAGCGTTACGTAAAGCGTCTGTATATGAAGAACAATTAACTGGTGTAACAGACGAGTTCAAAAAAGCTACACAAGGACGTATTGTTTACGACGTTTAATATCTTAATGAATACAAATCAAAGGAGGACATATAAATGGTATTAATTACTGAACATGAAAATTTAAAAGCAGAAACATTACAAGCATTTATAGATAATGCACCTGCTCAAACAGAAAGACGCTTATCAAAAGTATTCCCAGAACAACAGGTGTTTGACATTAACGTTGCTTATAACGTTATCAATGACACAGGTATCAAAGCAGGTTCAATCATAGGCTTTGACGCTGCTACACCTTTACGTCAAAAAGGCGACGTACAACAAGTGTTAGCTAAGCTATCTAAAATCGCTCATGCTTATCACTACACAGAGGAAGAAATGTACCGTTACCAAAACTCACGTAATGCTGATGAACAAAACGCATTAGTGAACAACGCATTACTTTCAATCGCTGACCTTTCAGAAGGTGTAGAAGATACGAAAGAGTTAATCAGAGCGAACATGGTTTATCGTGGTATCTTTGACTATGAAGATCCGAAGTCACAAGTTAAAATTCAATTCGACTTAGACCTTCCAGAAGATGCGAAGTCATCAGTTGGAAACTTCTCATCAGATGACGTTAACCCGTTAGAAGTTTTATCAGACGAAGTTGAAAAGTATAGTAACCGTAACAATGGCAGAAAACCTGAATTTATGGTTATGAACTCAAAAACTTTAGCGAAGATTAAACGTAACGCTAACGTTGTTGAAGATCTGTACGGTGCATCAGCAGGGAATAAAGTTGTCCGTAATTCAGACTTAGAAACATTATTCGCTGACATCGGCTTACCTCAACTTGAAATTGACGACGCTCAAACAATCATCGAAGGTATCGACGAAGATATTGTTAAGAAACATTTAGACGATGATGTAGTTGTATTACATGCTAATAACTTAGGTAACACATTAAGTGGTCCAGCAGCCGACAACAACTTTGCTAATGGTAAATATGTTGTATCAGTTGTATCACAAGACCCAGTAGGCGAAAAAACTATCGTTGGCGAAGTTGCAATGCCTGTTCTTAAGAACGTTAAATGTATTCATATCATCAATGCTGACTGGAACGATAC